TGAAAACCGACTGTTTCATCGGCACGTTGTCTGTGCCGGTATCTGCAGAGGAGGCAGGCAAATGCGTGAGCCTATGACGATTCGTGCCACGATCTGCCGGCATTGTGGCTGCACGGAGAACAATCCCTGCAGGGTGTATCCCGGCGAGCCGTGCAATTGGATGGACAACACGCGAACCGTGTGTAGCAATCCATCGTGCGTGAACGCAGAGGCAGCGCGCAAGCGTCGGGCCGTCGCTGCCAAGCCAAAGCGGCTTACGCCGGCAGATGTACACGCGCTCATCCGCAGCCGCGGGCGCAAGCGGAGCTGTAAAACGGCTCGGCCGCTGAGTGTGTGCAGGGGAGAAAGTAGAGAGGTTTGATGACGTCCCAAGGTCTTACGGCATCTTTGCAGGCGCTCGGTCCATGTCTGACGTTCTATCCCAAACTGGCCAGGGCAATCGGCTTGAAGGAATCCATTTTGCTCTGCCAGCTGGTCTATTGGACTCCGCGTTCTAAGCGCGAGGGTGGCTGGATATACAAGTCGGCTGAAGAATTCGAGATGGAAACCGGGCTCAGCTACAAAGAGCAGCGGCGGGTTCGCGAGGTTCTTAGATCGCGCGGGCTGATCGAAGAGCGAAACGCGAAAGACGAGCACCGGCTCTATTTCAGGGTTATTCCGGATGCGATTGACAGGGCCTTTGATGAGCACCTTCCCGTTGGGCATATGCCCGAAAGTCAGGAGGCACCTGCCCAAAAGGAAGAAGGCACCTGCCCAAAGGGCAGTTCGTTGATAGAAGGTACAGAGATTACGCAAAAAGAGATTACACAATCTTCTCGCCGCAAGGGCGAGCGGCACTCGGACGACCGTCACATGCAATTCAAGGCGGCCATCAAGGCGTACTGGGACAGCAAGAACCCTGGAGTCGAAATGCCGTGGGGCGGCGCCGAAGGCAAAGCGCTGGGAATGTTCCTGCGCGAAGCGCCTCACATCACGCTGGAAGTCTTCACGGGCTTTTTGCGTGGGAGGTTCAAGAGCGAAGTGAATCACGGCGATCGGCCGAGCTTTTGGATTCGCTGGATTACGAGCTTTGGAAATGGGCCAATTGACAGGTATGGAAAGCCACTGACGGAGGGAACAAATGGAGCAAATCGACCGAGCATCACTCACGAACGCGTTAGTGCCAACAAACGATCTATTGCAGAGGGGCTTGCCCGACGCGGAGTTGGTGGAGCTGGGAGTGTTGCTGGCGCAGATGGCGGATCGCTATCCGTCGCAGGACCTCAGCGACTCCCTGGAGGGCTATCTGTGGGACTTCGAACAGCTGGCGCTGAGGTATTCCCTCTCAAAGCTTCGGGCGGCGCTGGCGGCGCTAAGGATTCGACCGGGGCAGAGCTTTTTCCCGCGGCCGGATGAAGTGGCGGAAGAGATCGAAGTGCAGAATTACGCGGCGATGCTGCGAAGTGTTGCTGAACGTCGATCGCAGCGCCGAAACAAGGAGATTGAAGAGTTTTGGCGCTGGGCTCCTGAGTGGATGGAAATAACGGGCAATTCGGAAGAGGAGCTCTTGAGGCGGTTCCCGGCGTTTCGGGGTACAAAGGCCAGCATCGTAAACGTGTCGGCGGCCTGAACGAGAGGGAGACTTGAGCGACGTTTTCGCGAGCGAGACACTCCAGGCCGGAGACGACGAGGCGAGCGCGGCGCAGGTGGCAGCGATGCAGTTTGCCGGGGGGCGTTTGATTGCGCAGCTGGCTGAGGAATGGGAGCGCGATGCGGCGTGGGTCGAGGAAGCGATACGGCAGGCGCTGCGGCAGACAATCCCGCAACGGAATGGCGGGGTGAAGGTTTCGCGGAGGGTGGCGAGCAAGGCGCGCAGTTCGCAAACGGCGTCCAGGACAGCGACGCAGGCCTCACTTAAGTGGTGATGGGAGAGGGTAAATGTTGACACCGAAACAGGCGATCTTCATAGCGGAATTCCTGATTGACAGGAACGCCACGCGCGCGGCGATTGCCGCGGGTTATTCAAAGAAAACTGCAGAGGCGGCGGGCTCCCGTTTGTTGAGGAATGTTAAGGTTTCGGCGGTACTTGCCAAGCGGACCGCGCGGCTCGAGGAAAAGCTGGAGATCACTGCTGAGCGGGTGTTGCGGGAGTTGGCGAAGCTGGCGTTTTACGACGTCGGCGAGATCTTCGACGCGCAGGGAAACCCGCTTCCGGTGCATCGCATGGATGAGATGACGCGTGCGGCCATTGCGGGTCTGGAAACCGAGACGCAGCAACGGAAGGACGGCCCGGTCACAGTGGCGACAAAGTTCAAGCTGGCTGACAAGGGGCAGAATCTAGAACGGCTGGGCAAGTATCTGAAGCTCTTTGGTGAGGGAAGCTTTGGCGCGTCGGTGATGCCGGGGCCGGGAGGATTGCCCGAGGGTTCTGAGATCAAGATTGTTCTTGTGCGGCCGGCGGAATGAACATAGAGATCCCGGAGAAGATGGCATTCCTGTTCGAATCTAGGAACCAGAGAGTTCAGCGTCCATATCACTTTCCGGAATCTGCAAGGGGAGAATTGGCCTGGACGAATCTGAAGCTAGCCTTTGTGGTTGAATCTCTAAACGAAATCGCTAAGATATTTAACCGATATACAAACGAATGCAAAAAGTATTGCAACAGGTCTAGACTTGGTGTTACATTCTTTCTACGGACGTTGAGAGAATGTAACACCAAGGCGGATTCAATGGCAGACGGCAAGTTTGTGAGCTATTTGAGAGTTTCAACGGCACAGCAGGGAGCAAGCGGTTTGGGTCTGGAAGCGCAGCGCGCAGCGGTGGCCGGGTACCTTAACGGTGGCGACTGGACGCTGGTTGAGGAAGTACTCGAGGTTGAGAGTGGAAAGCGCAATGACCGGCCTGCCCTGGCTCGGGCTCTTCGGCTCTGCCGGAGGCATCGCGCTACGCTGGTTATCGCCAAGCTTGATCGCCTGGCGCGCAACGTCCACTTCATCTCCGGTCTGATGGAGTCAGGCGTCGATTTCGTGGCCGTCGATATGCCTCAGGCAAATCGATTCGTGGTCCACATCATGGCGGCCGTTGCCGAGCAGGAAGCGGAAGCTATTTCGAAGCGCACCAAGGCTGCCCTGGCCGCTGCAAAGGTCCGGGGCCAGCAGCTCGGCGGCCGGCGCGTGTCTGCAGAGCGGTTCGCGGAGATCGGCGCCGCCGCGCGTCAGATGCTGGTAGAGCGGACACAGAAGGCTCGCGCTGAGATCCTGCTGGATATTGCGAAGCTGCAGGCCGCCGGGGCCGTGAGCCTTCGACAGATTGCTGCAGGCCTCAACGCTGCTGAGATCCCTACACCTCGCGAACAGGGCGAATGGTCGGCTGTCCAGGTGCAGAGGGTCCTAAAGGCTTCCAGCGTCCGCAAGCTGCCGTTCGGCTTGGCGGCGATCGCGGAAGAGGCGGTTGCATAGTGACGGCGATCCGGTGTGGTAACCATCCGGGCAGCCGTTCGCCTTGCCGGCCAATGATTGCCTCCCGGTCACTGGCAGCCTGTACGGAAGAGACCGTAGCCAGAGCAGTCACCCCTTGCACTGCATACGAAAACTCTTTCAGAATTGCGTTAGTTTTTATGTTCGACGTGAGCCTGTCACAAGCCAGCCAGAAGACGCCATATATACTCACACTCAGCATTCACATCGTTTAAGAATAATCGCGCCAAGCCCACGTAGCCGCGTGAGCCCGACGCTAACCGTACGCGCCTACGAAGGAGGCACTTTGGCTACCACAGACGTTACCATTTCTTCCAATAGCATCCAAAGAGATTTTGCACGCATCAGCGAGTTTGCTGAACGCCTACTCCAAAAACCGATGATTGCAATCGCGGCCGAAGACCTAGACTGCCTCATTTCCGATACCCTCACAGATGATGGCTTATACAGACTTACAAGCGAAAAATACGTCTGGCTTGGGGAGCTTTTACCGTCCCTCCAGTGGTGGATGGATCTGTCAGAAAGCGCACTCTCGAGCCGCGATCCTGCGTACGATACCAAGCCAGACCCCGCATTCGCACACCACAGGAAGGCTCTATCGGATTTATTGGCAGATGTGTTTTCAGCGTACGTCCCTGCGATGCAGGAAGGACCGTCCTACGCAGAAGACTGGTCATGGCGCCATACAGCCTCGCTGGAACTCGCAAAGCGTTACCATCTTTACACGCGCCACGTAAGCGCCTTTGCAGTGGAGGCATGGCCGGAAGTGCCGCCTAGCTGGTTCCTAGACCAGAAATAAAGGCCGGGATAGACAGGGATGGTGCGAGCAAGCGCCCGCATCATTCGCCCGCTTCACATCTACCCCGCTAGAGTGCGAAGCAATTCAACGATTGCATCCGCTGTTGTATCAGAAAACGCTGCAGTTCCGTGCTGGCGATGTGTCTAATGATTGAACTGGACGCTCCGCGCACGTGGCCTTGGAGCTCTTCGCAAGCACTTTCAGTGTGACGCCATCCCAGGCCCGCATAATGAAGGGAGAAAGCGCATTGCATGGCCCGCCTTATCCACATCTGCACCTCAGGTGGCCGCGCATCGATCAACTATTCTACTGATCAGGAGAATTGACAATGGCAAGAGTGCTAGTTCGGCTTAATGATGATGCCGGTAACCCCTATGACTTCTTCATTGGCGAGGCCGCTGATTGCCCACCGCTTCCGCGAATAGGAGAATATGTCGACTATCACCTGGGGGTGGGGAAGGTGACGAAGATTGCGCACATCTATGAGGATGTCTCAAAGGTTGCCATTTACCGGATCGCCATTACGCTAGAAATGCTGAAATAGACGTCTCTTTAGGAAACGGGTTGCCGGTGTTATCGTACCTTGGCCGCAACCTTCGCAGTCGTAGCCGGTACTCTCGACGGCCGCTTCTTGGTCGACGGCGACTGCGCCAGCGTCTCAATAACAAAATCCGCATCGGGGAAGACGACTCGCAGTTCCAGTTGCCCTCCGAGAGCGCCCACGTATTCGCGGAGCGTGCTCAGCAGAAAGTCTGACTGCTTCTCCATACGGGAGACGGCACCCTGGGCAATGTTGAGTCTCTCTGCGACCGCAACCTGCGTTTGCTGTCGCGCCTGGCGCAGTTTGTGGAAGCCGATGCGCTCGAGTTCGGCGTGAGCTTCGCGCTTCAGGTGGGCGCGAACATTAGCGGACGACTTGTGCTTCAGGTCATTCCATTTCGTGGGCATTTTGGACACTCCATACCCCGGCATCATCGGGGCCGTTTCTTGCGGGCCTTGCGTTTCTCTTCCTCGAGCGCGTTCAGGTGCTCCTCGTAGATTGCATCCGCTTTGGGAACCATCTTTTCGTACCAGCGGTCATCGCCTGTTTTGTCTCCACCCACCAGGAGAAAAGCCGTCCGGATTGGATCGAAGGCGAAAAGGACGCGATAGGGCCGCCCTTCGTGCTGAATTCTCAGTTCCCGCATGTGAGTGAATTTCGACCCTTTGATGCCGGTGCTCTGAGGATAGCCAAGGGCTGGCCCTGCTTCCAT